CTCCTGCGAGTTCAGTGACTTGATTTTTCATTCTCTCTTGTGGAGAAATCACAACCTTGTCTGCACGGGACTCTTTCTTGGTCTTGCCAAGAGAAATCAATTTGTTGATATAAGTCTCAACAACATCCGTAAGTTGATTGATGTGTGGGAAACCACGGGAAAGCATCCTACAGTAGTGACCATATGATCGAAATTCTTTTAGAGAAGATCTTTTTGCAAAATCAATATCTTCATCTGTCCAAGAACTTCTCTTATCCTTCATCCATTCAAGAGTCCACTTCTTGTAGTTTCTCTTATCTGATGTGGTTACATACCAGTTAATTGAAGATAGAACATCTCCTGCATCTACCTCTTCGAGTGGAATGTCTTTATCCCAAGTTGGTTCTGAACCATACGCCTTTTTAATATAATCACGTTTCATTTTCATCTACCATACGCCTTCCATGCAGTGGCAACCATTTCCTTTAAAGTATACTTTGGTTCCCACCCTGTAAGATTTCTAAATTTGTCAGAGTTTGCAATTAAAACTTCGGGGTCTCCTGCTCTCCGTGGTTTATGTAGCACATCTAATTCCTCTCCTGTGACGGAAACAAAATTCTCAATAATATTCCACACGGAGAACCCCTCACCAGATCCGAGATTGTACACACCAGAGATATCTGAGTCAAGTGCGATCATGTGTGCGGAGATAATATCTTCTGGATGAATATAATCGCGGATACACGTTCCATCTGGAGTGTTATAATCTGTCCCGTAGACATAGATCTGACTACCACTAAGGATACGAGAGATAAAAGTCGGGACCACGTTGAGTTTTTCTGTCCATCGTGCATCGGTAACTTTTCCGTCAATATGAGATCCTGCAACATTAAAATATCTAAAAGAAGTATATTCAAAAGCAGGAATGGAATCAGAAACTTTCTTAAGAATGTGTTCAACCATCAACTTAGATTGACCGTATGGATTGATTGGTTGACATAATGTTTTTTCAACAATATTGTCAGCGTTCTTGGGCATACCATACACTGCCGCAGTGCTTGAAAAAATAAATCGGTAAACCCCGTTCCTTACTAGTTTGTCTATGAAACTAATGGTCTTCGCTGTATTATTATTATAATACTTCAAGGGTTTCTGAACAGACTCTGGAACACAAATGTCTGCGGCAAAATGCATCACTGCCGTTGGTTTTTCGTTTTGAAGAATACCATTGACCCATACATCATTATCAATATCACAATTGTGTATCTGTGGTTTATTCTTTCTTCGAGAAAATGTCTTTCTTAAATTCTCACATGCCACTGGATCTTTATCGATGACAATAACTTTTCTACCTGATGCAAGTAGAGAATATACTGCATGTGATCCAATATACCCCGCACCACCAGTGACTAACACTGTTTCATGTTTCATTGAAATACTCCTGTAAACCAAGAAGGGACTGGACCGTCTTTCCACTTGGCAAAATATGCTTTCTCACCATTGTAATAATTCTGGTAAGACTTCACTACACAATCTACCTTATACTTATCAGGCATACATGTAGGGTGCTTAGTGAGTTCACCGAGGGGGAGGTATGGTCGATTACATCTACACCACTGGATGACTTCCTCCGACTTGTGTGTCTTTCCATATCGACGAGTATACTCTGCACACAGACCGAGTGCGTGGTTCACCAACCAATCATAGTTTTTGTCGGTTTCACGAACCCATTTCGTGCATGGATGATTATAAAAAGAACGCTTATATGGTGCTACTCCTTCCGGATGCACGGCACAAAGCATTTGAGCAGACTCTAAAATCATTTTTACGACATGCTTATCACACGCTTGTCGTGCTGCTTCATATGGATTTTTATCTAATACGAAGATGTTCATACGAGTAGTATACCTCAAAGGAGGACTCTTGTCAAGTCTTTAATTCAATCAGTAATTGGTAATCAATATTTCGTAGGACTCCTTACATCCACCCTTTGATTTCATAGAATATCTCCATGTCGGGGTGTGTATATTGTAGTCCTTGTAGAGTTCCAGTAGTTCTGGGTGGTCGTTATATGAGATCGCCCACCTACCAGTCATATCTTTTACTTTATTATAAAATTGCATATGATCAAAATCTTTATGAGTGCTTCCTCGGTCACCATATAAAGTAGAATTATCTAAAAGATAAGGTGGATCCATATAGGCGAAAAGATTTTTATGCTTTTCCATAGATTCATTAAAGTCTAGGCACTCAACCGTCACCGTGCCACCGGACCCAAAAAGTCCACCTAGTGAAAAATTCTTTAACTTTTCTATACATCTTGGATTCCAGTTTTTCTGAGAGGGAGACATACCCCCGGAGAAAGTGGTTCCAGAGAAACTAGTTCGGTTCAAAACATAGAATTGTGCTGCTTGCTCTAGTAGACTCTCTACTTTATCATATTCTTTTTGCATACGATAAAAATCCTCCTTGGGTAGAGGAATCGGAAACTCTAGAATCCGTGCGTGTAATTCTTCTTTATGATTAAGAACATGCTGCCAGAAGTTTACCAATGGTCCAAAGATATCATACCCATAAACATTGATACCGTTGGATGCAAGATGCCACTCCAAAGATCCACCACCAAAAAATGGCGAAACCATCTCAGTGATATCGTCTGGGAAGTATGGCATCAACGCACTAATGGCGTATGACTTTCCGCCGGGATAGCGGAGCAACGATTTTGATTTCTGACCTTCTTGCATTATCCAGTTAGTTTACTAAAGTTACCCGTCTTCACGAAGGTAATCTGATTATCAAATTTATCTACGAGTTGATCAGACTTGTGACTGATCACAAACACATGAGTATTCGCACTCAGGACGCTCATCAACTTCATGAACTCCTCCGTCCCCACTGAGTCCAATGAGGAGTCAAACACTTCGTCTAGAATTAGTAGATTAGTATTTGCACTATTCTTGAGTCGAGCGATTTCTCTCCATGCTAAGAGTAGAGCAAGATCAATCCTCATCTTCTCTCCCTCAGAGAAAGACATGTAACTAAACTGATCTCGATGTCTACTCTTGATTGTTTCATTGAAGTTTTCATCGAGAGAGAACTGGGCAAAGAATCCCATGTCGGTTAGAAACTTATTAATAAGTTTGTTCATGATTGGAAGATAGTGTCGAATTATCTTCGACTTAATCCCGGTATCCTTTAATAGATTACCAAGACAACCAAGAAGTAGAGCATCCTCCTTGAGTTGATTTTTTTCTTCACCGACACTCCCCATATCTTTTTTATACTTCTTCAATACCGTGGCATTCTCAGTAGTGTCTGTTTCGGCAGACTTACTTTGGATATCTTGTATTTCCTTTGTCAGTTTCTTTGAATACTTTTTACTTGAATCAATGTCGCTTCGTCTTTGGACGATCTGTTCGTGTACTTCTTTTGCTCGACTAGAAAGATCCTTTAATTCATCTAAACTTTGATTCTTTTCTTCAATTTCTTTAGTAATATCATCAAGACCAGTGGCGAGTTCATCACGCTTTGCTTCAAACTTTTTGATAACTTCAGACTTAACATCATCAGGAACAGTTTGTGTGCAGGTTGGACATTGCTCCATGTCCTGCATATCGTTTATTTTTTTATCGTTCTTCTCATGCGTCCTCTTGATAATAGTTTTCATATTTTCAAACTTAGACAAAGAAGATTTAACGGAGTCAATGTCCCCTGTCTTCTCAAGCAAGTCTTTTTGTTCATCGAGAAGTTCACTGACTAATGATTCATTTGATTCAACCAGTGCATCAGTTGTCTCTAGTTCTTCTTGTAGAAGAGAAATCTTAGAGTTATCTGCCTCTTTAATAGAAGCGATATGATTTTCAACAATCTCAATCTTAGACTTTAAAAGTTCTGCTTTATTATCCAGATCCTTGATCTCCTCTTTCTTAAGAGAGACTCTGGTCTTTAACACAGTATTCATATCAGAGAAAACCTGAATGTCTAGAACATCCTCGATAACTTCTCGTCGGTCGGCAGCAGTCAGTTGCATAAACGGAACGAACGAGGAACTGCCGAGAATAACAACTTGAGTAAAAGATTTATAGTTCATCTTGAGAATATTCTCCTCAAGCATTCGTTGATAATCTTTTGCCTTTGCATTCTGATCGATTAAGTTTCCGTTCTTAATGATTTCAAACTTCTTTGGTTTGAGTTGTCGAATAACTTGATACTCATCTTCCCCAACGGAAAACGTAACCTCAACACAACAGTCCTTTTCGTTAATAGAGTTTACTAGTTGAGGAATATTAATCTTACGGAACGGTTTGCCGAACAAGGCAAACGTAATAGAGTCAAGGAGAGCGAAAGACTTTCCATGACCATTCATACCAGACACTAGAGTCGATCTATGTCTGTCCAAATTAATTTTAGTTTCGTTGTTTCCAAACGAACCAAAATTTTTAAATTTCACTGTATGGAATCTAATCATTTATTTTTTCCACAGGAACCACACCCACCCTTTTTCTTTTTCTTCTCTTCGCAATCCGTGCAAGGTGCTTCTTCTGATTTTTCTTCCGACTTTGCTTCCGACTTCTTATATGGGAATGCTTTGTTGAGTGCTTCTTTCCTTTGGCGACAACCAGAGCAACCCTTCTTTTTCCTAATCCATTCTATCTTAGTAACATCACCAATCTTAGTGATGACCTTTTCTACGGTATCTCCTAAACCTTCTGATTCGCTCATTGGGATAATGCCTCCATGTAAATTTCTTCTATGAGTCTCTTTAATCTAGAAACATTAATTCCTTCTATTGTTTCGTAGAAATCTTCTGCTTCTTTATAAATCAAGGACAACGTGTCCAGTGACATGTCTGCTACTTCTGTGTCTTCTATAACGGAAGAATCATCATTTTCAATGATAGTCAGACTACCAACTTTTGCATCATAAAGGTTATCGACAAAGGTATCAAATTTACTTTGACTTTTTCTTTCACGCACAAATAATTTCAAATACTTGTTTTCATATTCAGACAAGTCATCAATATTAGTTTCATCCGTGTAATCTATATGTAGGAACATTTTTTCATCGTTGTCGATGAAGTCCAAGTCTCCAGACTCAGTATCGTAAATATAAAATCCTTTTTGTTCGTGAAGATCTGAGAATGTAATCTGATATGGTGTTCCTAGATATCGAACATTATTTTTACTATGTCTCATATGGAAGTGACCAGACCACACTTCATCAAACCGACGAAGAAGATTATCGCTCATACCACCATCAAACTTGACACCCCGAAGAACTTCATAACCAGATAGTTCAAAGTGACCACATACGATATCTGCGTTGCTGTTCTTTAAGAATTCATCACACTCTTCTTTATTCTCTTTGTTTATCCAAGGAACCATGCCAAAGACTTTATCACCGAGAGTGATGTCCATAGGATTGTCTATTGGAATAAAGCATTCGTACCTCTTGCCAAACAATTCTGTTAAAGAGTTAACCTCGTTTGTATTTTTATAATAAGTGTCATGATTGCCGATGAGACAATACATCTTAATGTTTCGTTCTTCGAGTTTTTCGATGAACCGTTCTCGAACCTGATTGAGCGTATTAAAGTTAACAAACTTGCGACGATCCATAAGATCACCCAAGTGTAACACAGTGTCTATGTTTTGTTTTTCACACTCTGGTAGGAATTGGTTCTCAATGAAACCAAGAAAATAATCTAAGAATTGCTGCGAGTCATTTCTCGCACCAAAGTGAGTATCTGTTAAAATAGCGATTCGCATTTATCATCTCCATCAGTTTTTTTCTTTTTAGTCGAGGACTTCTTCTTTTTCTTTTTAGGAGTAAAGTTTTCTATGTCCTTGGATGTCAGTTTGAAAAATTCTGCATATGGATTACCTTTAGTTTTTTCCGGATCAAGAATTCTAGCAATATCTCCCATATGATCGGCAGACTCAATAATTCTATACTTAATATAACTTTGCTTTTTCTCTTTCTGGATACGACGTAAAAAGGCATAGTAGATGATTTGAGTAAAATATGAAAATGGATTCTTTGATTTTGTAGGATCAAAATTGCTTGCGTACATAAGACAGTTTTCAATTGCATCCCCTACCATTTCCTCTCGGAATGGGTAGTTAATGAAATTTGCTCGCATTGATAATCTTTCAGCGATCAAAAGAAAACATTCACCAATGTATTCTGTTACAGGTGGTTTGTCTTCTCCAGTTTCTTCAGCAACTTTAATTTGCTCTTTCCACTCGGTCATCGCTTCTAGGAATTTTTGGTTGTCAACGTAGTGACTATCTTTATCGCTCATCTTTTACGCCTTTTATTCTATAAGTATACCATACACATTAGTGTTTGTAAAGTAATTAAGAAAGATAATCTTCTATGTTTGGTGACCAGTCACAATAACTGGTGCCAAAGTTGGGGTCAGAGGTTTCATCAATCATTCTCTCTTGCTGATTATTGTTCATAATCTCTTCAATTAGTTCCTCTGCTCCCTCCTCAACTTGATCCTGAATCATTTCTTCTAGACGTTCCATGTCTATGTTTTTAAACTCTTCTTCCATTTTGTTTATTAGACTTTCCAATCCCTCTTGGTTTTGTTTATTAAACAAACCAAATGTTTTTCTCGAAGGAATTTTTCCACCGTGATCGTCTAGGTCTTTTTGTTGATTATAAGACTGAACAACATCGGGACTCGGAACAAAGATTCCAAGAATGAAGTCTTTTTCTAATTTAACTGTATTTACTGTCGTTGATTTTAACCAATCTACAAGGATCATAGTTTCGTGCTTCCGACCAACCGCATCGATAAAATGCATGTACTTAATTTCCATTGGTCTATTTACACGAATGTGGGACTTTGAGTTCTCAATAAGTTCTGCAACAACACTGTCGCCGCTTCGTAACTTAAGGACTTTGTAATTATTAGACATGTGAATCCTCCTTCAGATTGATTCTGATTATTTTGTGTTCAAAACCTTCGCCTTCGTAGATCTTGAGTCGATCTTCAAAGTGACGAAGGGTATGATTTTTGTATTTTTTCCAAGACAGGTCATCTGCAAGGTCATAGAGTTTTGCGACATCTTTATGCTCCGACTTTCTCAACTGACGACCGATGCTCTGCAATACACGAATCCTGCTCTTGGATGGTGAAGCGAACACAATATTATGTAGTCTTTTGATGGAGACACCGGTGCTAAATGTACCATATGATGCTATAATGATTGCGTCCTCTACTTTTTCAGCAATACGCCTAACCTCTTCTCGTAAATCTGCCTCGACCTTACCGTGTATGAAGAAAACTCTCTTATCAGGATTTCTTTCCTCCATCATCTTGTGTAGTTGTTTGCCGTGTTTTTCTACGAACTGAAATAATACGAGGGTATTGCCCTTAAGGTTCGAGGAAAGATCACAGATAAACTTGTTCCGTTCTTGGTTCTGTACGATGAAGTCAATTTCATCTTGATATGTGCTTCGCTTCATCTCATTGCGAACCGTTTCGCTATGTCTTAACAGTATACCATCTATCTTCAACTCTGACAAGAGTTTTCTTTCCATCAGCGTTTTTGTTTTTGTGACCTGATGCACAGGACCAAACAACCCTTCAATGACCAGTTTATGTGTAAGAGAACCATCCAATGTGCCAGTGGTTCCTATGCGAACTGGGCAGTCCTCTAGTTTAGTCATTATACCAGTGAGAGACTTTGCTTTGAAGAGGTGACACTCATCACCAAATACTGCTGCGAACTTATCAAAGTATTCCTTTGGTTGTTTATGGATACTCTGCCATGTTGAAATGATTACCCTTCTTTTGATATCATCTTTAGGAACACCCGCCATAACTTTGTGACAATTTTTATCTACATGCCACGACGAGATCTTGGAGTAGTCCGAAAAGTCGGAGTACAACTGCGAAACCAGACTGGTGGTCGGAACGATGATCAGAATCTTTCTGTTATTTTCTATTTTATCCAAATGGTAACGCATAAGAGCGTAAATGATTAGACTCTTGCCTGAACCAGTAGGAGACACCAGCAACGCTCTGTCGTCCCGTAGAGCGTGCGTGACGGCGTTCACCTGATGTTCATGGGGTTGGATAGGTTTGTCACCAATAGACAGTGTTAAATGATCTTCCATATAGGATCGAACACTGTCTGTAGTGAATGAATGCGGTTTTCTTGGTTCTGCCTCTACTTTGTATCCACGCTCAGTTGCAAAGCGATGAACATACTTCTCAAGACCCGCATAGATCTGTTGAGAAAACATGTTGTAGAGTTTGATTTGTCCATCCCATATTCGTTTTCTGTACGCAGGCATATAGGCGTGACCGGGGACTTTGAATGTAAAGTAATCAGAGAGTTCTTTTGCGATACTACGTTCACATCGAACCCTAACATTTACCGTATCAACATTCTCTATTAAAAGGTCACTCATCCCTATATTTAGGGATTATTGTCCGCCTAAGAACTTTTTCCAATCAATGGCATTGCGGATCTTATTGTGTCTGTATGTGACTTCCTTGACGGTAGCATCTAAGTACGCACATATTTCTTTATAATAACGAACCTGCTCCTGTAGAGCAATTAGGTCATCATCACCGTCCATATAAATGGCGATATCTTGCTTCAGGATTTTAAGATCAAATGGTTCCCAACCCATATGTTCGAGAACTTCAGCGTCCATTTTTCCTGTATAGTATTCCCACTTGAGACGACGCAATCGATTGAACTCATTCTGTTTTCTTTCCAGAATCAGTTTTGTGTCTAAGTAGATATTCAGATATTTGTTATGTAACTGGGGGAGTCGTAGAGATTCCGCATCCAGTTGAGTTTCGTCGATTTCACAGTCTTGCAGAACCATCTGCTTTATTTTATCAAAGTTCATAACCACTCACATTAAAGAGATATTTATTTTCACCACTCCGTATGGGAGAAACGATTGAGTTTGAGGCGATGGATATCCTAGTCTGATTTCCAGTGTATGGTGTGATGGCATGTCGGATACCACCGGGGAAGACAACAATATCTCCCTCTTCTATTTCAATTTCTTTCGACATCCTGCACCCAGAATCGACTCCTATATTACTCAACATCTCAAACTGCATGATGTCATTATAGCGTTTATGGATGGGATTTTCAAGAGAGAAAAGTCCTCCTGTCCCTTTTTCGTATTGGAGGTAGTAAACTGAACACACGGGAGACATGTAGTGAGTATGATACCTCATGGGGTGTTGTTCTTTATTGATATCATTCGGTTTTGTGTGGACTGCCCATGACTGGGTTATGTCTAAGTTATCAATATATCTACCAGAGAGAACAATTTTATAGAAATGATCATAACAAGACATAAAAGCAGAGCGTAAATCATTAACACATGAAATGTCTCGTTTCAGAAAAGATTGTCTTTTATTCGTTTGCTCAAACTGTTCCATGTCTTTTGGATCAGTAAGAACTTCTTTTTGCGTCTCTTCTATGAGACCTTGTTTATTTTTTTCATGGTTATTGTAGTGATACACATAGCAATCGAAACCAAAAACGTCCTCAACTGATTTAACAGTGATAGAATCGTCGTTGTGTATAAAACCAGTTTCGGGATCTCTACAATATGGTAGTAATTCATCATCATCAAACAAATTAAAAAACTCATCCAATGATGTGGGGAGGACTTCGATATTTTTGTCCAATATTGTTGGTATCAAATCACGAAGAACCACCGTGTACTTTTTATTTTTAACGGTTACTGTTGTTCTGCCAAGCAGATTATCTAAATCTCTAAAGTTTATCATAATGTAGTCCTAATACTTCTTCCCTTTTCCTTCGTTGACACTCAGAGTCTACACAAGGTTTTGGTCAAGTCAAGAGAAAAAGATCAGATTTTTCTAACTTCGTAGTAGTCGTAGGCGAAAGTCGCTGTAGATTCAAAAGGAGTCAGTTCAGTGACGCTACTATCAAACTGAAACCCAGAAATTCTTATGGGGAACATGTTCTTGAATGTGACCTCCACATTTGGTTGCATCGCACTGTTTGTAATAATAAGAGTGCCATCGCAGAAATGATCTTTAGTGTTTGGATCAATATCAAAATGAGAATCTACAACACTCGTTCGTTTTATCCAGTCAGAGATTTCCCTCCAGTTACCCATATCCTCATCTACCAAGAATGAAATATCTAGATTTTGAAAACCAAGTTTGCTGGCAGGATGTTTGATCTGAGCAAATCGGTTATCTTGAATCAAAGCAGAATCATATCCAAAATCAGGAAGTGATGCTTTGGTTGTAAAATATGTCATCTTTGGTAGAGCAGTGATGATAAACTGAAAGTAGGGTGGATAGATGTAATTTTGTGATGATGGTTGACGATCAAGCACAGACTCTCTTGCTGCACTTTCTCTACCAGATGTCATCCCAGCGATAAAGTTACTGCCTTCAAATGGATTTTGTCTTTTTGGAGGTGTTGCCATACAAGTATGTATAAAAGAAACAGGGGGTTCCCGAAGGAACCCCCTGATCTTCATGACTTGTTAGTCAGAATCAATATGCGGAGACCGCACCGTGGAGTTTATCTACACGGAAGATTCTGTAGTATTGGTTCTCACGAATAGCACCGTCCGCCGAAGGATCGGGTTGCGAAACGAATGGGTTGTTGACCAACCCGTAACGAGTCTTGAATCCGATCTTGGGTTGGAACGAGTTCTCACCAACCGCACGAACCATCTGAAGTGGAACGTATGGGCAGTAGAACATACCAGCATCGTATGGCGAAGATCCACGGTAACCTACGCAGCAGTAGTCTTTACCGACCTGTGAGTAGGGATCAACGAAGACCTTAATGTTGCCATTAAGAGTACCAACGAAGGTGTTTGCAGTATCATCAGCGAAACCGGGAACCTGTGGGGTTGGGGTTAGGTTGAGGAAACCACTCATTGCGAGAGCAGAAGCAACGTCGGAAGTAGTGATAAGAATGTTACCCTTACCGCGACGAGTTTCCTTAGCAATGGTGTTTGCTTCACGCTCGATCTGATAGACAAGACCACGGAAGCGTTCTGCGGACCAACGACCATCAGAGTCTGCCTCTAGGTCGTAGACACCACCGACACCAAGACCAGAACCAGTGTTGGCACCAAGACCGTCATTCAGATAAGTACCTGAGAGACCAGCAGTCATTGCATCATTCCCGATTGCGGTCTCCATAGCGGAGGTTGTACCAATACCCTTGTGTGCAAGGTCAGGTTGCTGTGCGCCGAGTTTAGCACCCTTATAGATGGTGCGGATAACTTCGCGGTTGATCTCGGAAAGAATCTCGGTGGAGAGAATGTTAGCGAGTTCAGTTTCAGCATCAAGACCGTGAACTGCCTTGAGATCCTGAGCGAGTTCAGTGGTGTACTCTGCCTTGAGGGCGCGGGTACGAGCAGTAACCGACTGACGGTCGATTACGAATGCCATTTCACTGAATGGGTTAGCGTCACTATCACCAAGTGCTTCACCTAGTGCGGTAGACATACCAGCGGAAG